GCATGACCGACGATATCTTTTGGTCAGCTGTCCGTCGTAGCAAAAATGGAAGGACATAATGGCAGAAAGACAGTCACTCTTTGGCCGCATCCTTGGCGGCGTTGGCATTAGCTTTGGCACATCCGATAAGGCCATGAGCACAGTCCCGGAGTACGACGATGCCCCCTATGCCCGGGGCGTTGCTGGCGTTACTCACCATGCAAAGCGCAGCACCCAGCAGCTCCGTCGCTGGTCGCGCACAAACCCTTGGATTCGCGCCGCTATCAACCTTCGCCGCACCCAGGTCAGCCGCGCCAAGTGGGACATTGTTGCCATTGACTCCGACAGCCCAGTAAATCCAAGGAAAGTCCAAGAAATTAAAGACCTTTTCCGCACGCCAAATGCAAAGATGGAATCGTTCCGTTCGCTCATGGAGCCAATCATTGAGGACATTCTTGTGCTTGACCAGGGAGCTATTGAGGTGGTCCCAACCAAGGGTGGTCGAATCGGCTCGGGAAACCGGCCAATTGCCGGCCTCTACGGAAAAGACTCTGCAAAGATTGTGTTTGACTCCGCTTGGGACGGCACTGACCTGGAAAGGCCTCGCTACTACGAGTTTGACCCCGACGGCCGAGAGGTTGCGCGCTACCTTAATCACGAGCTGATTGTCATTATCTCTAACCCGGTGACCTACACCCCACTTGGCCTTTCGCCACTTGAGGTTTTGTCAGAAACTATTGAGTCAGACCTTGCTGCTGCCGCATATAACGCTAAGGCAGTCATGGCCGCAGCGCCTCCAGGCGTCCTTCACCTTGGAGAAGGCGTGCGCGCCGACCAGGTTGATGCGTTCCGCGCATACTGGGACGCAGAGATCGCCGGTCGAAGCCAGATTGCTATTACCGGCGGTGGGAAGGGCATTCAGTGGATGCCACTTGCCTCTTCTAACCGCGACATGCAGTTCATGGAGTGGCAGGTCTACCTTGCCCGAAAGATCTGTGCTGTCTTTGGCGTTCAGCCACAGGACATCGGCATTGGGTTTGACGTTAACCGCAGCAGCTCGGAAACGGGCGCAGCATTTACGCAGGATGTCGGCATTGCGCCTCTCCTGGACCTTATCGCCGAGTACCTTACCCGAGAAATTGTTTGGCGCTACGACAAAAACCTTCGCTTTGCCTACACCGACATGGGGCGACAGAGCCAGGGCGAAATGTCCGCATACTACAAGTCGGCACTCGCCGGCCTCCCGTGGCTTCGCCTCAACGACGCGCTTCGTGAGCGCGGTCAAGATGGCGTTGGCGAACAGGGCGAACAAATCTGGATTCCAACCCCGCAGGGCTATATGCCAATGGATCTTTACATGAAGTACCTAAACAACCTTGTCTCCGGAGGACAGCCTGCTCCGGACGGAGGCACTCCGCCGAGCGCCAACCAGCCGCAAGGCGTGCCAACCCCGCCACAAGGCTCGGACGTGACCCCAGACAACACGCCTCCAAATGCTCCGCAGTCCCAGACTGCAAAAGCAGAGCACAATCCAATTATCGTGTGTGACATTGACGGAACCTTGACAACTAGCGACGGAAGCAATGAGCCAAATGAATCTGTTGTTGCGTATTTGCAGGAGAAGTCTGATACCCATCGCATCTTCATCCTTAGCGCACGATCAGCCAAGCGTCTTGAGGAAACCCAAGAGTGGCTGGAAGAAAACGATGTGCCACACGATGCGTTGTATCTCTCAGACTTCCCAGCTGGAGCTGGCCTTCAGTTTAAGAAGTACAAGATTTCTAAGATCCTTGAAGAGAGTGGCAATGTTACTGAGGCTATCGAAAACGATGCTGAGGCTCGCAGTGCCTACAAGTCTGCTGGTGTTCAGAATGTCCACGGACCAGAAGAGGTCTCAAGCAAGTATGCAGCTGCTGACTATTCCGGAATTAACCTCAATGTTCCTTCGTCGGTTCAAGCAGAGGCTAAGCGCGGCCTGAAATGGCGAGAAGAGTTTGGCCGTGGCGGGATTGGGCCGGGCCAGACTACTGCTCGCATGCTTATTGGAAATAAGATGACGATTGCTCGCGTCCGAAAGATGCGTGCGTTCTTGGCCCGACACGAGGTAGATAAGCAGGGTGAAGGATTTAACCCAGGCCAGACTGGCTATCCATCTGCCGGCAGGATTGCATGGGCTCTCTGGGGCGGAGATCCTGGCCAGTCGTGGTCTAACAAGATCATGCGGCAGGTTGAGTCCCGCGAAAAGCGATAATGGCTGAGAAGCTATACCATCAGCAGCCGTGCTTTTGCATCCCTTGTCGTGTAATTCGCAATCAGCCGAAATCAAAGCAACCTGCGTCTGATACTATTGCTGATGATGAGACCCCTAACAAAAAGCCAAAGGGAAAGCGCGGCAAGAAAGCTTAGCCACTTCTCCACGTTTAGTGGGGTTGGCGGCATTGACCTCGGGCTTGAGTCCGCCGGTTGGCACACTGTCGCCTTCTGTGAAAATGCACCGTACCAATCGGCCATTCTTGCGCGTCAATGGCCGAACATCCCAAATTTCGGAGATATCACAACTATTAGCACGGATAAAACCGGCGAGCCATGGCAATCTGCTACGCTTTGGTCAGCAGGGTTTCCTTGCCAAGATTTGAGTAGCGCAGGAAAGCGAAAGGGGTTTAGCGGTGAGCGATCAGTCCTTGCCTTCAGCTTCCTCAACCTTGTCGAAGCGTTCTCGCCAGAATGGGTCCTCCTTGAAAACGTCCCCGGACTCCTCACCTCAAACGGCGGAAGAGACATGGGCCGGCTCGTCCAGGAAATGGATGAGCTCGGGTATGGCGTGGCGTGGCGAACTGTGGATGCATCGAGCTTCGGAAGCTGTCAACTGCATGGGGGAAGGCGCCCAGTGCCCCAGCCGCGCCGTCGAGTTTTCCTTCTCGGACATCGTGGAACCAGTCGTGCCGGCGAGGTTCTTCTTGACACCAGAGGAAGCAACGAATTACCTTGGGCGTTCGGTCACAACGTCAGCCAGTGGCACGAAAATAGGTTTTACGCCGGACCTCCACCAGATGATTCTGGACACTATCAACCAGCAGCGCTTGACTTTGCGAAGATTGACTACAGTAGAGATGGAGCGCCTGATGGGGTGGCCGGACGGGCACACGCTAGTCCCAGGATTCCGACGTCTGCACGTCAAAACCACCAGCTCGTAACAACACCCAACTCAGAGGACGGCCCTATCCGGATGTTCCGCAAGAACGAGCGAAACCAGAAGTCCGGATTCTTTGAGGCATGGACAGAGGATGGCCGGTTCAGCACCCTGACAGCATTTGCCTCCTCGGGCGTCTTCGGGCAGCACCTTCTCACTGGCGGCGCCTCTATTGAGCACCCCCTGTTGGACCGGGCCAACGAGTCAACAAGAGCCGACGCCTGCGGCAACGGCGTAGTCAGTCAAGTCGCGGAATGGATTGGGCTACGGATCGCAGAAAACATGCGCTTGCACGGAGAACTCTGATATGATACGCTTCTGGTATGCCTCATAAAGACCCGGTAACCCCGGAACTCCGTTACGCAGTCATGAAGCGCGACCACACTTGTGTGGGGGCGAAAATTGGCATGGGCGGAGCTTGTGGCAGCCAGTTTGGTCCCGGCGAAGGAATCATCTGGGAGCTGGATCACGTTGACAATGCCGGACTTGGGAAGCGAGGCCCAAGCACCATGGAGAACCTTGTCTTGCTTTGTGGGTATCACCACAGGGTAAAGACCGAGTCGACCAAGAAGTGGCGACCAGTACTAAGGGAGTACCTTGATGAAAAATCCAAACATGCAGTACCCAGGTGACCTTGGGTGCTCGTACGAGAATTGCCCGAATAAGCACGACATTCGCGTCAAGCGCGGCAACCTGATGCCCCTGGGGGAGATGCAATCGTTTGCCGCCGGAACGGTGGTACACAGGGCCTGTATGGAGCGAATCCTCCGCAGCGGTGGCGGGCCACTTGACAGTGCGGCAGAAATTTCAGATAATACGGAAGTAGCAGAGCAGGAGGGGCTATGACAGAGCAGGTTAATTGGAATATCGACGATATGCGCATTGGCGTAGACGCTGTTGCTGCTGCGATCCCCGTGATGGCCCAGTCGATTAATGGCCTTCAGGACCGCAACGCTATGGCACCATGGGTGTACCAGTCGGTATCAGCGGAACTGCGAAATGGCAGCTGCGCAGCAATGGAGCCAGAGCGCTGGTGGCAGGTTGCCGACGGAATTCAGATGGCAGTTGATTACTGGATTGATCACGGAACAACGTATTCATTTGACGGAGAATTGGAGACCAATGAGTAAGCAGAGCGGGGCAGAGCACAAGGAGCTGCGAGTAGAGCAGCGCCAGAAGAATGCCAAGGTGTGGCAGTTGATTAAGGAGTCCGGGGTGAAGCGACGATGGGTCGCCATGCATCTTGGTGTATCCTATGGGTATCTGAACCAGGTCCAGTATGGACATGCGCCGATGACGGCGGAGATGCGACGACGACTGTCGGAGTATCTTGGTCTTAGTGAAGCCGAGCTTTTTAGCTCGGAGAAGTGAGGTTAGGAATGGTATACGACAATGCACCGAAGAAGAAGTTTGCAGAGGATTACATCGATGTAGCGGAGCGTCTCCGCGCTTGGTACGAAGCGTACCCAAATGCCCGGATCGAAACGGAAATCGTTTCCCTGAGCGACAAGAACGTTGTCGTCAAGGCGTGGGCATATCGCGGCGAAGTTGCCGATGAGAAGCCAGCCGGAACGGGCCACGCATCTATGGCAATCCCGGGCAGCACGCCCTACACCCGTGGCTCAGAGCTTGAGAACACCGAAACGTCGGCAGTTGGCCGCGCACTTGTCATGGCCGGCCTTCCGTCCAAGAAGGTAGCGTCGGGCGACGAGATCCGTTCTAAGGCTGGCGCTGTTAAGCCTTCACCGGTGGTGCAGGAGAAGCAGAAGTCAGACGATGCAAAGATCCTTCTTGCAGCGCAAGATGCGTTTGGCGATGATCCCGCGCTGATTGATTGGCGCGATTCCATCAACGGCTCCGTAACCGGTGCCGACCTTACCGCTGTCGCCCAGCAGATCGCCGCATCAAACCTTGACGCCGACAAGAAGCGCTGGCTTGGCCAGTACTACACTGCGCGCAAGGCCGAGCTCGGCGCCTAATGCGCGAACACGTCAGCATCAGCGAGATCCGCGAATTCCAGGCCTGCCCTCTTAGGTGGTGGTACCGCTACGAGAATGGCCTCTGGACCGAAAAGACGAGCTCGTTCTTCGCGCTCGGAACTGCGGTGCACGCAGGTCTCGCTAACTGGTATGAGCCGCTCAACGGCGGCAAGAAGACCGGCGACCTTACCATGCCAATCAAGCTCTACCGTGCTGCGTTTGCAGACGAGTCAGAAAAGGTTAACTGGACTAACGAGTCCGACAAGGACCCAATTAGCCAGAGCGCCTTGGGCGAAGAGATGTTGAAGGCCGCGATCTTTGAAGGCGACGATTGGACTGCTAAGGCAGTAGAGCGCACCTTTATGGCCGACATTGCACACAGCCGGTTGGGAAAGCTTCCAATCAAGCTGAAGTCCGTGTTGGACATGGTGACCAATACCAACGACGTCGTTGAACATAAGACCGCTACACGGAAGTGGGAAGAGGGCCGAGAGCATGGCGACATTCAGGCGACTGCCTATGTGTCTGTTGTGCGCCAGAACTACGACCACGACCCGAAGGTGACGTTTAACATCGTTAGCAAGCACTCGAAGGGTCCAAACGTGGAGCGCCGCACTACCACCCGAACGCAAGACGATATCGACCGCCTGTATATCACGGTCCGAGCGATGTTGGATGCGAAGGAGAAGGGTGCAATCTATCCAAACCCAACCGCGTTCGTGCATGCGACGTGTGAGTTCAGGAAGTTGTGTGACAAGTGGGAAGCTCATCCTCAACCGCTACCAGCAACAGCATCTGGGATGCTTACGGTGCTGCCATCCATCCGCCAGTCGTCGCTGACGAAGATTTACGGCGAGTGAACGATCTCGTTTGGTGGCGCAAGGAGATTGAATCGGCGCCAAACAAGCAGGGTCGCATGGGCGACTTCTATCAGGCGATGACCGGCAAGAAGCTTAAGCGCTCCGAGTACGGTCGAATCTTCAAGTTGATGCAATCGTTCCCGGGCGGCATCCCGGGGCTCATGTCGGCGATCTGTGAGGCGGCAATCCGCGATTTGGACGGTGACCCGCTCGCCTACGTGAAAAAGCTCGCAGATAGTCCGCGCTGGAAGGCTCCGGTAGCGGGAAGGAAGAAGGAGAACTACGATGGGATTATCCAAGATTGACCCAAACGTTGATTTTGCGTACATCATGACCCCAGAAGGGGCAGTGATGCGCCGCCAGGACGAGCCACCGACGTCAGATGTCGCTAATGCGCGCATTGAGAAGGCTGGCGTGTCAAAGCGGTACATGAATGCGTCGTTTAGCGGCCTGAAGGAGCTCCCAGAGGCCAAGACGGCTGTGAAAGTCGCCAAGGATTGGGCAGAAGCGCCACTTACCGACCGTGGATTCTTTTTTGTCGGTACTCCGGGGGTCGGAAAGACCTATTTGGCGGTTGCAGCCCTTCGGCACAAGATTGAAAACGGGTTATTGAACGCTCGATTCATCAATGTGCCGCTGTTTTTGGATGCAGTGCGGTCAAGCTTCAAGTTTTCGGACGATTCGGTGCAGTCAGACTTCCAATTTATCTGCGACCGGGCCTCTGTTGTCGTTTTGGATGACTTTGGCAAGGAGCGTGCGACCGATTGGGCGACGGAACGGCTCTATGTGATCGTTGAGAGCCGCTATTCGTCGATGCTCCCAACGATTGTGACGTCAAATCGCACGCTGGACGAGCTGAATGACCTTGGATACGGTGCAACTGTGTCACGATTGACCGAAATGTGCACTGTTGTCAAGGTTGGCGGGTCCGATTTGCGACCAAAGCTGCGTTCGTAATGTCCGACGCGCTTGAAATTACGCTATACGGCCGGCCACCAAGCTGGAACTCAGCGTATCGGGCGCGAAAATCGTACATCTACATGACCAGGGAAGCAAAAGACTGGAAAAAGTCAACAACGACACTGACAAAAGTCGCGGTGCACGACCAGCAGTGGTCCTGCAAACCTGATACAATGCTTGTGGTTGACGTGTGGATCTACGTGAAGCGGACAATTGACGCGGACAACATCCTAAAACTGACGCTCGACGCGGTTGCCGGCGGTTTAGGAGTTAATGATGCAAGGTTCCTACCGAGAGTGTGGGAGCTTAAGAAGAAGTGCGACGAAGAAAAAGTCGTATTGAAGATTAGTGAGGTAGAAAGCAATGATTAAGGTACAGCTGATTGGGTATGTTGGCGCGAAGCCAACGGTACGAGCAACACAGAAGGGTCGCCAGGTAGCGAATTTCAATGTCGCTGTTCACGGCGCAAAGGATGCGAACGGCGAAGAGAAGTCGACGTGGTATCCAATTGCTTGCTGGGATGGCCGGGCAGAACTCGCCGACAAGGTTGTCCAGAAGGGCGATCTTATCTGGATCGAGGGAACACCGGAGATTTCGTCGTGGACCGACAAGAATGATGTCGAGCACACGGAAATTGCCATCACTGCAAAGTTCATTCAGGTGCTGAAGCGCTCCGGCAAGGGCAAGGAAGAGGGCGAGGCCCCACGTGCAGCAATGCAGGAGTCACTTGAAGAGCTTCCGTTCTAATGGCACACACGTATGACCTTGTTCAGATCACCGAAGATCTTGAACGACTGAAGACGATGGACCATGGCAAGGAGCGCGAGGCGCTACTTTATACACTTGTGCCAGTTCTTTGTGAACTGATCGGTGCTATGGCTAAGATTGCGGATAAGATCTCCGAGCCCGTGGAAAGCAGCAGTGAACGCAGGGTTGCGCGCAAGCCAATGAACTGATACGCTGGCCCACCGCAGACGCGGAGTCATCTAATTGAGGGGGTTGGGAAACCAGCCCCCTCTCTCTATCCCTATTGGAGGCACCATGGTTAAGCATACGTTCGCCCAAGTCGTTCTCGACGAGACTAAGAAAGGCCCCACCATCGTGGATTTCTGGGCCGAGTGGTGCCAGCCGTGCAAGCAGATCAGCAGAGAGCTTGATCGCCTCGCCAAAATGAAGCCGGTCAATATTTTGCGCGTCAATGTCGATGCACGCCCCGACGCAGCAAAAGAGTACGCGATCAAATCGCTCCCGACGCTTCTTTTCTTCTCCAGTTTTGGTGCTACCCCCGTTCAACTTAATGGGTTTGTCAGTGCCGAAGAGATGATCCGTCGTTTTAGGCTCTAGGTAGGGCTGTCACACACTCCTACCCAAATACCGACACCAGATTGACGTGACCTACGCCTTTTGTTGCTATCTCCGTCTTGCAACAATCGGAAATTTTTTTATATTTTGTAGGGGCTGTGCTGTTATCTCCTTCTCCCATCTGGACAGCCCAGAGGCAGCCCCTTACCGTTACAGTATGCTGACAGCAGTTACGGGGTAAACGAGGCTCTCCGTGGCTCCTACAGGGCTCCCAGGGGGGCGTAGCTCAATGGTTAGAGCACCGAGCTTATATCTCGGCGGTTCCTGGTTCGAATCCAGGCGCCCCTACCACCGATCTGCTATGCTTTTGCCATGACGAGCCTTGACAGATTCATGAAATATGTTACGACAAATCCAGCGACCCAATGCTGGGAGTGGACAGGCGCCCTTGAGCAGAGTGGGTATGGTGCATTCAAGGACCAGGGGAAGAAAATAAATTCGCACCGGTGGAGCTATCGCCACTATAAAGGTGAGATTCCGAAGGGGTTGGACGTCGATCACCTGTGTCGCGTCCGGAAGTGCGTGAATCCAGAGCACCTAGAGGCCGTGACCCGCAAAATTAACGTTCAGCGAGGTCTGTCTGCACAGGAACGAAAAACCCACTGCATTCATGGACACGCATATACGCCAGAGAATACGTATCGCTATCCTGATGGCGAACGTGAGTGTCGGACCTGCAAATATTACGGTGGACGCATTCCGGAGTAGCTCAGTGGTAGAGCGGGCGACTGTTAATCGCCTGGTCGTAGGTTCGAGCCCTACCTCCGGAGCCATTTCAGGTATTTTAAAAAAATTCCCGGCCAGGCATTGCCCTTGGCTGTTGTTTTGCGCGAGAGGGGTTGAGGGGGATTGGTAAAATGTTGATTTGCGCGCAGTGAACGCGACGGGGGCGGGGTCATCTGTTCGCGGCGAGGGGTTGGGGCGTATGTCGAAGGGCGGGCAGCGGGTTCTGGTATTCCGACGACCAAGACCGGCACACGGGCATCGTTCGCTGTTGTCGTGTCGGCCCCTTCTGCGGTCAGCCGTACCGGGGGCGGGTCACCCCCCTGCGTCGATGTTCGGGCAACGGCCAAAGGGGGGCAACGGGGGGGCGGGGGGTGAGAGCTATACACGGGCAACAAGAAACCCCACCCCCGAAGGGGTGAGGCTCCTCGTTCCCGAAGGGTCAGCAGGTCAGCCGAGCGGCTGCTCCTCTCCCGCGATGACCCACTTGACCAAGCGGGTCAGGTTGATGGTGCGGTGCGAGTGGAAGGGGCGGCGGCTCTCGCAAGCCGAACCGACCTTCCCCGCGTAGGCGCACGCCGTCGTGTAGCCGTACTCGGTCGGAGCCATCACCACGACATCAACGCAAGGCTCACCCTTCTTGGTGAGGTACACCCCGCCCTCGTGGACATCGCGGTTCACCTGACCTGCCACGCGGAACTGAAAGACCTCACCCTTCTCGGTGTTGATGGACTCACCGCAGACCTTCACGCGACCAAGAGCGCGATGCTCGGCAAAGTTGGCGGCAGCCTTCTCCTCGCGCTTGATGAACTGCTTCTTGGTCGTGGGTGCTGACCACGCCTCAATGACGACGATCATCCCGCCGCTCTTGGCTGCTGCGTTCAGCCCTGCCTGTAAGGTCATTGCCATTTGGCTCTCCCTGTCGGAGCGGAGCCGAGTGGCTCCGTCTGTGTTCCCCGACCTGTTGATTCTCGCAGGTCTGGCGGCGGAGCGCAAGACCCCGACCCATCAGGCGCAACGCGCTCAGTTGCCCACGCGCCGGTCGCGCCCCTTTCTTGGGTCTAAGGGGTAAGGGGTACAGGGGTGAATGAACTGACTGAACGAACTGACTGAACTGACTGATGAGTGAAGGCCGCAACGCTGCGAGCTGCGCGCTCATTGACCGCAAGCCGGACACGCTCGGCGCGGCGCGTTGCCCGAACATCGACAGAGAAGGGGGGAAGGGGGGAAAGGGGAGAAGGGGAGCAATGATGACCGACTAACAAGAAACCCCCCACCCCCGAAGGGGTGAGGGGCTCGTTGCCCGAAGACCGGGCGAGCGACTAGCGGAACACCTCAACATAGGAGCACGGCGCGCAGCCGTCGCAGTCCTCGTTGCCGAGGCGAACCTGCCCAGCGTGGAGCATCTGGTCGCAGGTGTAGCCGCTATGAACGACCTCACACATAGACAGCACCCCGCTCTTGGTGAACGACGACAGCGGCAGCGAGACCGCCACGAGACCGAGCCAGCGGTCAAGTCCGAGATGGTCGGCGTATGACTCAGCGAAGCCGTAGCAGATGGTCGCTGCCTGTGGCTCGACATTGACCCCATCGGTGGCAATGACGATGCGCTCATAGGTGTAGCGGAGCCCCTGCTCGTTGGTCTCGGTGATGGTTGCCCCTGTGCCGGTATTCGCCCACTTCGTCGTGGTGATGTCGGCGGCGAGGCTCTCGGTCTCTCCTGCCTTCCAGTTCTCTGCCATTTGTGAACTCCTCTCTGTGCTGCTCGGTCATCTGCCGAACTACCCAGAGTGTACCGGCACACAGGCAACGCCGCAAGCACCCGACGCACCAGACGCAACGCTGCCCATACATCGACAGGACGCACGGGTGCGTAGTTCCGGTGGGTCAAAGGGGTAAAGGGGTAAGGGGAGTAATGAGTAATGAATGAATAATGAACTGATGAATGATGACTGCGCAGCTACACGGGTGATGACCGTTCATCGACAGACGACGACTACGCGTGGTTGCCCAATGCCGGTGCTGGCCAGTTAGGGCAAGGGGTCAAGGGGTAGAAGGGGTAGAAGGGGTAGAAGGGGTAAGGGGTGAACTGATGAACCCGACTGATGACTGACCAATGAGCAACCGTCGCAGCTCCGCGCTCATTGACCGTTCATCGACAGGGAACAGATGACCGCAGCCGGAGCGGAACCGATGGGGTAGAAGGGGGATAGGGGAAAGGGGGAAGGGGAACGAATGATGAGTGAATGACGAATGATGACCGCTCATCGACATAGAGCCGCGAAGGTTGCCCACTACCGGAGCCGAGCGATAGGGCCAACACAGGGCAACAAAAAACCCGCCCCCCGAAGGGAGCGGGTTTCTGTTGCCCGATACTCGACGAAGGCTAGCCCGTGATGATGGCTCCCTTCCTGCGGTTCTCAATGCCCAGAGCCCACGCCAAATCCCCGTACGAAGCCCGAGCGTCGGCGAGGTCTTGCATGCGCCGCTGCTTCTGCTCCCAGAGCGCAACGATGACGCGCCGAGCCGACTCAGCCAGAGGCTCGTAGTCCTCACCGAAGCCCGTCGAGTAGTGGTCAGCGTCCGACACCAACTCACGGAAGCCCTCGTCATCCATCGCCAAGACGACATAGGAGCCGTCGTCGTAGTTGCCCCACTCCGCTCGTGATGACCGCACCTCGAATGTGGCGAAGTCAAGGTCGCGGCTGGTGTGGTCGTTCCAGAACGCCGCAGGTACGGCGACGAGGTGCTGACCGCCCCCGGACTCGGTGTTGTGCTGGGCGGCATCTCCGAACTCCTCAGCCGTCAGCGACTCCATCACCGCTGCGATTGCTGACCGCACCTCGACGATGCGCTGCTGGTTCTGCTCAGTCCACATAGCGGACTCCTTTCGTCAGGGCGGGTCTGTGCCGACAACCCCAACACCGAGAGAGTACATCGACAGACGGGCAGCGTCAAGCCCGACGCACCAGACGCAACGCCCGACCTATCCCATAGCCGCAGTAGTGGTGGGGTATAGGGGAAGGGGGTGTAGGGGTATGGGGTAATGATGAATGAATGATGACTGAGTGAATGATGAATGATGCCCATGACCGGCCAATGATTCTCGGAGCTGCGACGAAAACAACCCCGTAGGAACGACGGAGAGGCGCGAAAGCACGGCAGCCCATACCAGAGCACCCGACAAGTTGGGGGGTAGGGGAAGGGGTAAGGGGTAAGGGGTATGGGGTAAGGGGTCATAGGGGAATGAATGATGAATGATGACCAGAACCAGCTGATAAACAAACCACCCCCACCCCGAAGGGTGAGGGTGGCAGTTGCCCGATACCGGCCAGAGGCTAGAAGGCGGGAGAGTCCTCTACGGCTGCGACGAAGGCGAACGGCTTCCCGTCTACCTCAACCCACGACCCAGCCACAGCGACCAAGTCCACAGGAGCCAACAGACCAGCGACCCAGGCAGGAGCCGCATCGTCGCCGTCGGACTCCGCGCCCCACTCGCCCACACCCGCGTCAATCTCAACGACGGCGTAGACCGCCTGAATCATTCCGCGCACGATGGACATCGGCTCATCAAACGAGACGGCCTCGGTGCGGTCAAACGACCAGCCCTCACCCAACGCCTCACGCTGACCGTCGCCGGCCTCACGCGCTACTGCTACCAAGAAACGCCACATAGCGTTCCCCCTCTCTGTGCTACTCAGCGAAGCATTGCCGCCGAGGTCATCAGCGTAGCCGGTAGTGGGCAACAACGCAAGGGGTAGACGCTGCCCGTCGCATGCGAACGCCGACCGACGCCAAGAGTCTGGGGGCTAGGGGATAGGGGGGGGGAAGGGGTACGGGGTAATAGATGAATGATGAATGAATGATGAGTGAATGAGCAGCTCGGCGCAAGAAGAAGCCCCCACCCCCCACAGAAGGGGTGAGGGCTTCGGTGGCCGGTAGCGGTCAGCGGCTAGTCGTCAAGGCTCTCCCCGAACTGATAGCCGCACGGCTCGCAATAGTCGCCTGACCAGCCAGCCATCGCGTCGCACTTAGGGCAGACTCCCGAAGTCGTCGTCTCGGTACAATCAACCCACGCCGAACGCTCATCGTCCAGCAGGAACTCCCGCGCGTCATCGGCGGTGTCGGCGTTGTACGCCCCCAAGGTCTCCGCCAAACCAATCAACGCGGTTGCGGCGTCCTGACCAGTAGCGTGCCAGGAACGGCGCGTCTCGCCTTCCCATACCACCTCAACCAGCCAAAGGCTCTTGGTCTCCGTTGCTGCCATCTTGGTTCTCCTCTCTGTGCTACCGGAAGATTCCGGCTACGCCATCTTATAGGGCCGGTCGCGGTCAAGTCAAGCCCCCCCCCCATAGACCGTCTAGTCCAGCGAGCCAGCCAGCCAGCACTAGCAGTAGTAGTGGGGGGTAGGGGGGAGTGGGGTAGTGGGTGTGAATGATGAATGAATGAATAATGAATGAATGATGAGTGAACGAGCGCGCAGCTGCGACGACTCCGGCGGCTAAGTCGAACGGCGCGCCGGTATCAGCCGGAGTGTCTGGGGGTGTGGGGGGTAGGGGGGAGTGGGGGGATAGGGGTGTGGGGTGAATAATGAACACCGGCGAAATGTTGCCCGCCTAAAGCTCTTGGAAATGGAGAGGCCGCCACCCCCGAAGGAGCGACGGCCTCAGTACCGGCGGAGCGCAGCCGTCTAGCGGTTCTGCTCCTCGCCGGAATCCAACCACGACACGAGCCGTGAGAGGTTGATAGTCCGGTGCGAGTGGAACGGCCTACGCTTCTCGCAAGCCGACCCCGGAACGCCGGCGTAATCGCACGCCGTCGTATACCCATACTCAGTTGGCGCGGAGATGACGACATCAACGCAAGGCTCGCCGGCCTTGTTGAGATAGATGCCGCCTTCGTGTACATCGCGGTTGATGGAGCCGGCTACCTTGTAGACGAAGGAGATACGCCCCTTCTCGTCTACCTTCTGCTCACCGGTCGTCTTGACGCGACCAATGGCGCGATGCTCGGCCTCACGCGCCGCTGCTGCGGCCTCACGACGAGCGAACTCCTTCGCGGTCGTTGGCGCGCTCCACGCCGTAAACACTCCGAACCGGCCACCGAGCCGGTCGGCTGCGGCCATCGCCGCCTCGTGCGTCATTCCTACCTTGCTCATTTGCTACCCCTTCCTGTGCTGCCGATTCATCAGACCGGCTGAGGCCAGTATACACACCCCACCGGAGAACGCAAGCCCCCCCCTAGCGGGTAGGCCACCAGAGCCGGCGTGCCGGTGTAAGTGTCTGGGGGTCTGGGGGTGCGGGGGTATAGGGGCGTAGTGATAAGGCGTAGTAATGACGCGCCTGAAATGTTGCCCGTGTGAAGCTCTACAAAGAGAGAGGCCACCCCCCGCACAGATGGGGAGTGGCCTCGTAGACGAACCGGAGAGGTCTAGCGGTAGTCGCTCGGCATCACCGGATTGTGGAGCGAGTCAATCCAAACCGCGCCAATCAGCGGCGTATCCAAGAGCGTAGACTCAACGGCCTCAAAGACCTCGGCACCGATAGCCGAAGTTTCGCCGCCCATAGCGTCTACGAAGTTGGCGAACTCGACCGGACTATCGGCAAAGGTAGCCGCCTGTGCCGGAGTCATAGTCTTCCAGTCGCTACCCTCGTAGTACGCCCAGAAGGAGCCGCCGCGCTCGTCGTCAGCCCAACCAATCAGAACCGCAAGAGCGGTGCCGTAGGTAGGTACATAGGCGATAAGGTCGTCGCCGTCGCCGTAGCGGACATAGACGCGATAGGCCGCGTCAGCCGGAAGCGTCTGGCGGCAAGCCGGACAAGTTCCCTGCGACTGGTTGCCGATGTACTTCCGTACCCACTTCTGCGCCGTAGTTGTGAGGTCTTCCATCTGTTCCTTCCTTCCTGTGCCTGTGCCGTTGGCAAGTGCCAACACCAGAAAGGTAGCAGGTCTACTGGGGAAGTCAAGCCCCCCACCTAGCGAGCCAGTATCCGGCACGGCCGCAGGTATCCGGTAGAGGATGGGGGTGTGGGGGGTCGGGGGTATACAGGGGGAATAATGAATGAATAATGACTAACTAATAAGAGCCGGAAAAACCGAGCTGGGCTCTTAACAATCCCTTAACAAAGAGAGGCCGCCCCCCGCACAGATGGGGAGCGGCCTCGGAGAAAACCGGAGCGAGCGACTACAGCGGGAAGCCGCCGCGCTCCAACGCCGAGATAATCCGCGCTACTTCGTTAGCCGTGAAGCCGCGCAGGTTCTCGTTGTGAACGAGTGAGCAGGTGCCGACCAAACCGCCGCCGTTGAGATAGGCCGGTGCGCTCTTGGTAGCAAGAGCCAGAACATCGCACGCGGTCAGGTTGATTTCAGGCTCGGCCTTCAGCAGCCCTTCCTCATCAGCGACCAACTGAACCTCAACGCCGCCAATCTTGCCGTAGCCGACAAGCTCCACCATTTCGCACTCGGTCGCAGCGTAGAGGCCATCCAAGCCTTCACCGCGCGCCGTAATGGTGATCTTGCCCGGAGCGATCCGGAGAGCGTAAATGTTTTCCATCGTTAGCCTTCCTTCCTGTGTCTATCGGGAAGCCCCGACTCATAGAGAATACACGACCCACCGGAGAAGTCAAGCACCCCCCCTGGCCTATCGCCGCCCTATCCCGCAGCAGCTCAAAGTGTTGGGGTATGGGGTATGGGGTCGCGGGTACAGGTACGGCCTGAATAATGACTAACTGATAATCGGAGCTGCGACAAAGAGAGAGGCCGCCACTCCCGCACAGATGGGAGCGACGGCCTCGGAGATAATGCGAGCCGCTAGCCCTCGACTTGTTCCTCACCCGCGATGACCCACGACACGAGGCGCGTGAGGTTCACCGTTCGGTGCGCGTGGAACGGCTTCCGCTTCTCGCAAGCAGTACCGAGCTTTCCCGCGTTCGGACAGGCCGTAGTGTATCCGTACTCCGTAGGTGCTCCAATGATGAGCGAGAGCGTAGGCTCGCCCTTCTTGTTCAGCACGATTCCGGTGGCCTCTTGCGTGCGGTCAAGCATACCGGAAGCCGTGAACAGGAACGCGACGCGCCCCTTCTCATCGTAGCGAGCTTCACCGGACACCTTCACCCGACCAATCGCGCGGTGCTCGGCCTGTCGCCCTGCTGCGCCTTCCTCACGACGCTCCAAAGTGCGCGGCGTTGTCCAATCGCTCCACGCGGTCAGAGTCGTAATCTTACCTGCGGCCTTCGCCGCTGCTGCTAGTGCTTGCTGTGTGTTCATAGGTTCCTTCCTTCCTACTACGCCGGAAAGCTCCGGTGATTAGATACTACACCCAACCACAGCAGAGCGCAAGCCCCCATAGCGGGTAGGCCGCCAGCGTACCGGCGCGCGCTCCGGCGAGCTTCTGGGGTGCGGGGTATGGGGTGCGGGGTAGAGAGTGCGCGTGAATAATGAATAATAAAAACCCCCAGAGGGATGAGCTCTGGGGGTGTGATACCGGGGGAAGGTTTCCCGGCTTAGATAAAGGGCTCCTCGCCGCTCTCCATCAGGATAAAGCGTGCGACCATCTTGGCCGTGGTTTCGGTGCTGTCGTACTTGCCGAGCACGGGATACCCTGCCGTACAACCGGCGGAGTAGTCGTAGCCGTCATCGGCGCGCTTCCACAGCGTACCGCCAAAGTTCACGCCGTCGGTGCTCATCAAGGCCACCCACGCGTCATCCGCGAGGTCAATACGCAAGTATCCGGCCTCATCCATCTCGTAGGCCTCAGTTCCTTCTAATGCCATTTGTCCTCTCCTCTCCTGCTATTGCCGAACGACAACGCGCTCGGTCTGAACTAGTCTAGCACCAAGAACGCAAACACCGCAAGCACTACCAGAGAAGCTACACGCCAAGTAATCTCCTCACGGCGACGGCGATGAACCCAATCCTCGGTGTCGCGCTGATACTGCGACTTCGTGATAAGCGGGTGATAGGTTGGCTTGCGAAAATCTTGTACGCAAGAAGGGTAATCCCGATACGACTTACTCATACTCGCTCTCCTCTAATGGGTATCCGGCGTTCTCCAACACCTCAATCATACACGCACGCACGGCTTCCTTGTAATCACCAAAGGTCGCGCGCTCTCCGGGATAGAACCCCCGGAAGTCTACATCCGGCAGGTCGTCAGGGAGAAGGCCGCACTTGGCCTCAACCTTCCGCGCTACCGCGACATAGAACTTGCTGAACGGAACTTCTAGTACTTCGTTCTCATCCCTACTCATCAGGTACTCCTTCCTACTACGCCGGCAAGTGCCGACTACTGAACACTACACCCACTATTGGGCTGTCGTCAAGGCCTCAGTTGGGTCAAAGGATTCAGGGCGTTCGGCTGCCACCCAAGCGTCAAGCTCCACGCGCCACTTCCACGGACGCTCAATGAGGTCAATCACCAACTCGCACCGGTAATCCGACTCGGCAAACTCGGCATAGCCGCCGCGAATCATTGCGCGAGCAAACGCCAACACATCGAGTTCGTCGTAAGGCCAATCAAATCGCCCCATTATCTCGTCCTTCCTGTACGCCAATCTCCTCTAAGGCCGATACCTGAGCGTCAGCAAAGCACTCCGCGCAAATGCGCGACTCGTACTGCTGCTCATCATCAACCTCACTCCCGCACCAAGAACAAGCGTTCCTGCTCACTTCCACACCTTCCTTCACTACTTCCGCACGGAACTTCCGTACGGCTTCTGAACGAGTGTATCCATAGTAGGTTCTGGTCGTCAAGTACCCACCTACGATGTCGCTGACCACCCACGCCCCAGAGGGGAAGCTCCGGTAGACGCTCATACCTTCTCCTGCCACTCGGCATACTTGGCGACAATCCCTTCGGCGTACCTCTTGGCCTCATCAAGGCCAATAAAGACTTCGCCTTCCTCGTTGTCGTGATAGACGACCTCGAACCACGGATTATTGTGGAACTCAAGTGCGCCGGACTTCTCAGCGTCAGCGAGCTTCTCGTCAGTATCAAGCCCCTTCGCGTCAAGGTCGTTCGTATACCGGAGAACGCTCGTGCTGCCGTCTGGCTCGGTAAGGTGAATCCTCATCTCGCCGTTGCGGTAAATGACCACGCTCTTATCGTCGGAGAACCACACCGGTTCGCAATCGTGATACGGCGTAAAGAAGGCCGCGTCGTTCCTGCTCATTAGTTCCACCCAACTTCCTGCCACGCGACAAAGCACTCGTCGCACAAATCCACCGACTCCTCATAGGCGTTCTCATAGCCGTTCCACCCATAGCGGAAAGGCCGCGCCTTCACTCCTGCGTGCGACCACTCAGGCCACCGGTTCGCATTGTCGCAAGTGCGGAAATCATCAAGGCCGTTGTTGTTCTGGTGCGTACCCTCGCCGCAATCAACGCAAGTACCACCGGACAACGGAACCTCACAACCACAACGGCACGCGCAGGTGCTTTCTTGTGGCTCACCAACCGGAATCTCAAACAAGTCCATCTGTCCTCTCCTTCCTCTACGCCGGCAATCACCGGTACGACGAACACTACACCCAACGATTCACGCCGTCAAGTATGAAGGGGGGAGTCGCCTAGGGGAACCACTCCCAAGTTGCGACACCCCCCAAACCCTTTCGCGGTATTGACGCTTATCCCTGCCTTACCACTATGGACAGCAGAGGCAACATCGGCTCTCGCCTAGTTGCTGCCACCGACACCCCTGTTGGTTAGACCCAAGCTCGGTGGCCTTATCGTCTCGGGCAGTTCGTCTATCTGCCAACTATCCGGCCTCTACCCGGAACGGAATACAAGACTACAACATAAGAATAAGGGAGTCAAGCCCGAAGGCCTGACTCCCAGACCGGTAGCTCACCGGCCTTATGTCCTGAAACCTTCAGGAGCCGTCGCCCCCAAAAGTTTCAGTAGACTATTCGCTTCCGCCGGTATTGGCCTAAACCTTCCGGCTTCCACTTACAATCTTGCTCTCCCGCATTTACAGCAGCGATTAGAGCCCATCACTCGCCTGAACCACTTCGCATTTATTTGGCTGCGTGCTTTGTTCCTAACACTCTCACCTAGTCGGTAGCTTCTCCTAGGATTGCTCCCGACACAAGGAGTTTCTCACAGGCGTATCAGCAAGTCAAGTAAGTTGCGGATAAGGTTTGTGTAAGGAATCTTAACTATTTTGGGGTGTGGGGTATGGGGTATGGGGGTCGCGTATGAATAGCGTGGCCTGATGATGTCGAGCTACAAAAAGAATCCCCCGGCGGGAGGACTCCGCCGGGGGGATAGGACTCGCGGGAGGGAGGACACCCCCCTACAAGTCGTAGTTAGTTCAGGGTGCTGCTGTCCTCAAACATACTCGGCTTCTGTGAACGGATACTCGTGAACGCGCCGTTCGCCCCGACGACCAGATGGTCAAGGAACTGAACATCAAGCAGCGTTGCGGCCTTCGCCACATCAGCCGTGAGCCTGATGTCCTCATCGGAAGCGTCGCACTCACCAGAAGGGTGATTGTGAACGAGCGCGAAACCGACCGCCCCCATCATCAGCGCGGAGCGGAGCAGTTCACCAATCCGCACCGAAGTTCCGGTCGCAGTACCAGAGTAGATACGATGAATCCCAAGCAGGTTGTTGCGACCGCCAACGGCGACAACGAACAGAGCCTCAGACATCTCCGTATCCGCGAACTCGCGGAACAGCGCAACCAACTCGCGTGGCGAGGTGATGATGGCCGACTTGTTGCTCAACTTCTTGCGAACGACCGAATACTCATAGTCCGACCACATACCGGTTTCCGCGATGCTATTAGGCTTCCTCTTTGCCATAAACCCTCCTACTGAGCCTTGACGAGAATCTTAGTGTCCTCGTTCTCAGGCAACTCTACCACTAGTGCGTAGTAATCGCAATACTGCTTGATAAGGTCGAGTGCGCGCTGGCCTCCTGACCACCCCAGATGGCAATAGTCGGGAAGCTCATCGTTCTGGTCTGTAAGATTCTGGTCGTGATAAAAGAAATACATTGGGTCGCTAACATTATCCTCTTGCGCCATCAGGCTAATCTCCGCAGCTGAACAAGTATTACAGCACCACCGGCCTACCTTCTCCGGCCCCATCACATAGGCCTCGGTATCGGTATGGAAGCGCAGCAAGATGTCGTCTAGTGAATCCCAGAACTCAATGTTGCTCATTAGTACACCCCCGTTTCGCCGCAGCCGCAAATGCCATCCTCGCAAGTTGCGCCCTCGGCAAGCAGCATTGCGCAGCCATACTTCTCGGCACGCTTCTCCTCGCAGGTTTCGCAATAGCGCGATGCCACCCCTGACCAGTTGTTATCCGCCCAGTACGCCATCGGCTTATCGCAGAAGTCGCACGATGCGGTAGCTACCAAATGCTCGTTGCTCATCTTTGTCCTCCTTACTTCCTCACCCAACTGGGCTACGCCTAACACTAATGGATAGGCGTAGCCAAGTCAAGTTTTACTTCTTGCCGAACGAGGCCTCAATGCGCTCCATCATCTCAACCTGCTCACGATGAAGCCCCGGCACGCTAACCTCGCGCTCCTCGCCATACTCACGAATCCCATTGCGCTGATACATCTTGCCCTCAACAAAAGTCCACTCCCAGAACGCGCCATCCTCGCCTGTCCACTCGTATTCGCCGTTCTCAATGAACGGAGCGGCGGCGGCAAAGAACACTTCCTCCTGACCGGACTTATTGTCGTAGCAGGTAATCACGAGGTCGCCGTGGTGATCCATCGTCTCAAAACCCAACTGCTCAAACACGGCCTTCGTGTCTGCGAGTTCACGAAGGTCGGCTGGCATCCACGAGAACCACGACGAGTGCTGCTTGCCGCCGCTGTACGACCCGCCGCGCTTTGCGCTGTCCGGTGCGTCGTTGAGTGCCATCAACGCTTCATAGGCCGCAGCAAGATTCTCCTTCTTGATGACCAGATGACCATTGCCACTTACATAGTATCCCATTGTCCTACTCCTTCCTACATCATCACGGCAAGTGCCGTAGAGCAATACTAAGCCAACGCGCTGTATCGGTCAAGTGCGCGAATCCAATGATCGGCGTTGGTGTGCCGGTCAATCGTCGTGTACTTGATGCCAAGCTCGCCAAGAGAGCGGATGAGCAATGATGCGTCGGCATCCTCCTCCAAGAACAGGCGGTCGCCCTTCTGATACGAGTATGAGGTGATAAGCCCCTGAATCCCAAGCATCTCTACAAGCTCACGCTTCACTTCGAGCCAGCCGTGTGCCGGATCGTGGTGATAAGTGATAACCAAGTCCTCCATAGAACCTCCTACCGGCTCGTAAGCCGCCATACATACAAGGTCAGAAGCCCGACCAACAACCAGAATAGCACAATCACAATACTTCGCAACCCTTCAAATCAGAGCAGATGTGAAGGTATTCCTGCCAATGGCGAACTTCCTCAATCCACCCCTGAACCTCACCATCCTTGTCGATAAGGAACGAGGCGTGCGGGTCGCTAGACAAGGCCTCAATCACCGCAGCGCGAATCTCAAGGTCATCCTTCTTGGCAAGAATCTCCCAAGCATCAAAGCACTCCCAATCACGGATGACCGTACCAGAGTTATCCCACAAGGCCTCATTGAGAAAGCCTACGCCAAGAAGCTCGTTGATCTTGCGAAGGATGCCCATACCGCCAATGTTCATCCGGTAATAGGCCGTGTTGCGCCAATAGTCAGGAGCTTCATCGCTGTCGCCAAAAATCCACGGCGTTGCCTTCTTAGCAAAGGCTAGCGACTTCTCCCTGTCCTCTCGCATTGAGTAAATGTCGTATCCCATAATGCCTCCTACTACTTCCTACCGAAAAAGTTCGGCAGGGCAAGCATAATGCCGCCCCGCCGGACTTGTCAATACCCCATCTCGGTTAAGATTCCTTAACCCTTTCGTGCCTTCCGTGGATGTCGACGATCATACTCCTCGGCAATAGCCTGAAGCTTCTCGACTGACCACGCCGGTAGCGGCTTGGCCGGCACAAACTCTCTACGCGCTTCCTGCTCAGCCCAATCAGCCCACCCGGTAAGTCGATACCACGAGTACCACTTGTTCTGCCAAATGTACCGCGATACTGAGTTCCGGTAGGCGTTGTGCCGATACAAACCCTTCCTGAAAGCTGAGTACTGAAGAAACTCTTCTTCGGTGAACAGGCGATCAGTGGGTTCTGTCATTTACTTGCTCCTTCGACCGGCGATAGCTCCGTTGCGACGAAGCACGGTGTTGATGTACTGCGCGCTCGTCTCATAGGTCTCACCGATAAGGCGGAGCTTCTCACCGGCCTGATAGCGGCTAACAATGTCAGCAACTACGGCCGTGGTGAAACGAACCTTCTTGTTCGGCGTGACGCCCTGATTGTAGAGCGCGTTTGTCACGGTACTAATAGAGCACCCGAAAAATGAAGCTGCCGCCTGAACGGTCGCCTGATTCTCCTGAATGTGCTGCGCGATCTTAGCGTAATCAAACTTCCGGAGCTTCATCCCGCCGCTCATTCGCGGACGCTTTGGAAGGCCACTGGCCTTGATGATCTGCTGAACCCGCTGTCGGGTCACGCCGTACTTGTCGGCGACATCCTGAAGTGTCATACCACCGAAGTAGTCCTGATACATACTATCGTTCCTGTTTTCCATAGATTCTCCCTGTTCCGGTACCGAGAGACGCTCGGCTCGTATGTCGATTGTATCGCACCTGTAGTGCTAAACAACCGGTAGATTGTCGTCCTGTGGCGTTTGGCCTGTGCGTACGCCACTCTGAACGCATGGATTACTTTGTAGTGTATCGCCCCGGCAACCCCGAGACTTGGCACATCACCTCGACTGCCGGGTTCTACGACATTGCCACGAATCCTATCGAAGCTCTCCTGATGATTGGGGCAGATGTCAACCACACCGACCCTGACGCCTCAGGCGCAGAGTTCAGCGTGCGATGGATTAACACCCCGTTTGGATTTCGCTCTCCTGAGCCGGGGGATGTTCCGGAAATGGATGGGCAGGAAGCGGAGCCGGTTCAGTAGCTTTATACCCAGAAAGCATAGTAAAGAAGCGAAGCACATAGCTGATAGAGCCAATCGCTACCAAGATGTCAAACATCAAGTCCATGAGATTCGCTCGCGCTCTGCGCTCTCGCGGAGGTATTCCATGTATTCCTTCGCCGGCTCATCGTGGCTAAAGATGCTGACATTGCTGCCGCGCATTCCGTCAATCCACCCAAGAACGACCTGTCCGTGCCGCTCGTGGCTAATGAACGGCGTGCCGTTGAGCATAATGGTCAGCTCCTCCTGAGCGAACCCTTCCGAAGCTCCGGCAAGAGCCTCATACAAGGCCGTCCTGCCAAAGACGCCTTCCACCTGCGGATAGATGTCGGAGTAGACAAAGTCCTCTCCCGACTCCACGATTTCGTCAATCGTATTGCCGTCAATGTACGCGCTGTAAACCGCCTTCATACTCAACCTCCTACTACGCCGCCGAAGTGCTCATCACAGAACGACTCAAAGGCGGTCATTGGAACCTTATCATAGTTGCGTTCGTACCCGCGAGAGCCATCTCCTTCATCGAAGTAGGCGTCGTCTGGGAGATTATCGTTATCAGAGCTGTATTCGTCTCGTGAGACGAACGACCCGCGCTCATACACAACCTCACCCGCAAAGCCCATACCCGCCTCGCAATAGCGATGCGTAATGGTAAGCGTTGGAAACTGCTCGGCAAGAGCCTCAATGACCGGCTCGGCTGGCGACCACGCCGTATCAAAGTTGTACGATGTGCGACCCTGCTCGGTAATCTCCTCGGTCGTGCGGTCGTGCCACACCTCTCCGCAGTTCCACTTGGTTCCCCAGTTGGCAACATTCCAGTTGTACCACCAGTCTGGCTGCGATGAAATCTGTCCGACCTTATGGGTAGGACATACTTCCGAGCCGCCGAATCCGGCAGCTACAAAGTCCTTGATGGTTCCGTTGTTCAGCACTTCCTTGACGACAGGGAAGCCATCTACTACCCAGAGGCCTTCAGCCTTCTCGTAGCCTTCCTCGTTGTACAAGCCGACCTGCGCCTTCGTCTCGACCCAGACCTTCTTACAGCCACAGAGGAAATCGTTCTGGGTCTCTGCCGCAGAATAGATAGGGCTATCCGGTGTCGGCACAATCTTGGCAAAGTCAAACGCATCCTTATCGCCCTTCACCAACTCAATGAGCCGCGCGACATCTGCCTCGTCGCCCTTTACATCAACCTGATTTACGCACCAGTTTGGCATACTGCCTCCTACAACATCCTTACTCCAAGTGGAGTGGTACTACCTTACAACCTAATGGCTTGCTCGTCAAGCGTGCCGGTGCGCCTCTACGAAATCGCAGCTTGGCAAGAAGCACCACCCCGCATCACGAGCGGCCTTGTCCGACATAAATGGCGGATGAAACTCACACTCGCACGGCGCGCAGTCCAAGCAATAGACCTCATAGCCCTCAGGGATACCGGCCTCGTACTGGTCGAAGTCGAGCACATCGAAGCGCGTGTTCGGCTCGCCATTCCAAGTACCGATAACCTTCTCGTCGGCATAAAAGACCATCGCCTTACAGCTCCGGCAACTATCCATCTGGCCGCTCATACTGGCTCCCCCTGATAGTCCACGATGCCCTTCTTGTAGCGAATCATTGCGTCGGCCTCGGCTTCTGCTTGGTCGTAGCCAATGATGCCGCCCAACGACTCCACGACTTCCCAAGTGTTCTCGTGCGAGTGAACGCCGCAATCAACCGACTTCTCCAAGATGACGCAATAGACCTCGCCACGAAGCACGGAGTCTACGACGCTAATCTCGGATTCGGCCTTCGCCGCAAGCTCCTCCTCGGTATACGAATCACCGAGCCAGAACTTTGCCTGTTCCTTCTCAATGACATAGAAGCCAATCTGCGCGGAATCCCACTTGTCGGTGAACGGCGCAAGGCTGATGCTCATGCCGGAGTGCGAGTAGCCATAAAGCTTATGGACATACACCGCGTCTGCCGGTGGCGTGAAGGTCGCCGTATTCTCGTCATCGACCGGAAGCTTGACATCCCACGGGAAGCCGTAGTTTGCGGCCTTCTCTCCGGTATAGAACTGACCTGCGCGGTCGCCAAGGACATCGTAGCCGTCGGCTGTGTCCTGCTCGATTCGTGTCCTATGCTTATCCATACTGCCTCCTACAACAATACGGCAACTGCCGTGCTAACGATACTAGGGTATCGGTATTATCCTGTCAACTACCTATCGGCAACCTGAAAGATAAGACGACCGCCGCCGTTCATCTCGTCGTCTGCCGAGACAATCACCTCGAACTTGTCGCCGTGAATGTCCTCAATAATAAGAACCGGGAATGGGGGGAAATAATCGTCGCCTTCCTCAACCCGGCCACCAATAATCCGCGCGCCGCGCAGCGGCTCAAGCATCTCACTGATGATGTAATGAACTTCCCGATCCTCTGGCAGAAGCTTCTCGCGCTCCTTTACTAGCGCGTCATGATTGACTTCCATAACTTCCTCCTACTGCTGTGCTACCGGCACAACGATCTCGTCCTCGGGTGAGAACTGATCGACCGGAGCGAGTTCTGCGGTATACACCACCTCAACGCCATACGGCGTATCAAGCAGGGTATTCCAATCCCAGTTTGCCGGATGGTCTCCGCGCTCGTCTACCTCGATAGACAAGCTCACCAAGTATGTTCGCGCCATAACTTCCTCCTACTACTTCCTATCCCAAGCGGGATTTACTTAGTATCTGGGTTGTCTACCACCTTGTCAAGTACGAACGCAAACCGGAATGGTGTCTTGCTCCTGGGCTTGTGGGCAGCTCGACAATCCTCGCAGACCCATGCTCCGTTCGGATCGGGAACAAGGCCGTGCCTAACATTGTTCGGACAGCGGGGTGCCGGAGCACCCTCCCATTCGCTAGTTCGACGCGCCACGATCTCCCCTCTCAATCTCCTTGACAATCTTATGGATCATGCTGTCGCCGGCTTCTCGAACCTCCGCAGCAATTTCCCGATACGAACTGTCAATGAAATGTTCGGCCTCATCTGGCGTCCAGTCTGGGTAGAGCCGGAGAATGTCCTCCACTCCCCATGACACCGTAATAGAGATGATCTGAAATTCCTGATCGACCTCATCGTCGCTCATCTCACTCACTTGGCACCACCAGTCGGCAGTTATCGAACCCCCGGGAACACATCCCCGGCTCGTGGGTATAGGCCTCACTGATCGCGGCACCACACGACAGACACCACTCCCCGCAAGGGCAGAAGTCATCTGAGGCAAAGACCGGATAGGGAGCATTCCCCTCGGAGTCTAAGGCCGTGCTACTAAGCTCCGCGCCAAACCGGGATTCGGCACACCCTTCGCAATGAATCCCACCTTCATAGGTATAGGCCTGAACAATCCACGCCATCATTACCAGAACCACCCTGCGACAAAGAACCAGAGAAGCCATAACAAATAGCGGCTCATAAATACCTCCTACGGCTGAACGATTGTGGAGTCTGAGTATACCAGACCATACGATTCGGGATCGTGGCCAATGCGCGACTCAAGCTTCAGGGCCGGCATACTGACCTTCCTAATGCTCTCACCACAGTCGTGGCAACGAATCTCGGTAATGTCTGGGTAGGTGTATTCCTCAGGGTTCGCCTGAATGCCAATCGCGGCCCGATCCCCTTCGCCGGTAATCGAGCAGACAACCTCAAGCATCCCATAGAAGTAGATACCATCCCACCACTCGCCTGACGCCCGGGTCTTCCCAGAGCAGCCCTTATGAAGATAGGCCTTCATGACTGCTTCTCCAAGGAGATCGCCTTATCCGCATAGTCCATACCTTCGGCGGTGAGCCTCCGTACTTCCTCGGAGTCTCCATCCTTCTCATAGGAGACCAAGGCCTCCTGATAGGCGACACCCGCACGGAGCCACTCCATTGCCGCCATAGGGTTCTCTGACTCCCTGCCATTCAGGAACGCGGTAGCTGCTCGGCTCCTCAGGAATCCATCGAGCAACCCGCTCTCATACTTCTGGCCATCTGCCATACCGGTACCTCCTACTACACACCCCAAGTGGGGCATCCCTAATCCTACGGCCTGACTATCACGCTGTCAACCACCCAGCACGATAAGGAATCTTAACTTTCTATTCGTGCCCTGCGCTGCC